AATAAAGAACAATAACTAAGTGTAGAATCAAAACAAGCACGCAATTTAACATCCACAAGAATGAGCAGGTCAAGCAATAGTCATTACACTCCGACTTCAAACTTTTATGGTATCTTAGCAAACATAAGACAAGAGCCAATGCCAAAAGAAATGAACAGCTCAGATGATATAGTAATACCAATGAGCAATGTTCACAGAACCGAAACAGGGTTTACTATAACAGAAGATCTTGATTTTAAAGACTCTGAAGTTAGTATATCGTCATATGGCAGGGTAGATACTCACACGTACTCAGACAGACAAATATCTCATCTCCCACATGACATGGTTTTATCTTACTTCACGTCTCTCAGGGAAAAAGATTTAAAGATGGGAGCATTCTTTGGAATAGTGGGAGAATCAACTCTGGATAATCCTAGTCCTGATTTCTTATTTACATTCGACGACAGGAACTTTCTAATGGAAGTTGGAACAAACGTCATGTCATCTCGACTAGAGTCATTATACAAGAAAAAGTACTCAACCTATCAAGCTATATTAGAAGAGAGGGGAAATGAAGCCTTTATTCTCGTGATAACAGTGTCTCCAAATTCAATATTCACAAATATTCCAATAACTCAGAGACAAGCTGACTTGATAATAGCTAGATATAGATATGGTCTCAGCATTCAGGGTAGAGCATTTTCTTTAGGCTGGCGTGCTGATATAGACTCAGATGAGCTTGAGAGGACCCACAAGATAGAAGAATCAATGAGAGCGTTGGAATGGTATGAAGGAAAAGACAAATTGCACATAAATAAAGAGACTATCAATAATTGGAGCACCATCAACGAGATTTCATATTTAAAAGGTTGGATGAATGACGCTAGAGAGATTGCTAAAACAAGAATATTGCCCAAAGAAAGTCAAGTGCCCTTATCAATAAAAGATTTTTACTCAAAAGTTCAAGGTGCTAGAACAAAGATGAAAAAGGTTGTTAATTTTCCATTGTTCAGATTGTTTGACCCAGTAGATGATAGACCATTTGTTTTCAGAAGTGGTTCTGCGCATGCAGCATTGTGGACTGAAGCTTTCCAGAGCAAATTGGACTATGAGGATCAATCATATGAGGATTATTCAAAGCTTGTTCTCAATCACTCAGAAGAACTAGAGGAGAGAGTGAGGAAAGAAACTAGAGATGAAATGAAAAAGAAAAACAGAGTCAAAGTTGCTCTCACAGAAAAGGAGAAGACTGAGTTGGCCAAGTTCGGAATAAACGGAAAGAAATACAAAAACTCTCATGAAGTTAAGCATGAAGCTACAGAGTCAAGAGAGCCATTCTCAATGGATGTCCCTACTCATGATATTCAGGATTTCGTTGATTCATGGGATTATTTGATGGAGCAAGTCGACGATGAGGATTTTCTAACGTACAGGTTCTCAGACTTCATGGCCTATGCGGAGGAGATGTCTTACAAATCTGAACCCTTTGTCACCACTTTACTTAAGACAAGACTATTCCAAGGTCTCATAACCATCTCCTCTTTGTTTTCAGAAATAAATCTTAACATAAGAAAACCATGTCAATCAAATGAATGGATATTAACAAAATCAAGATCAACGGGTCTTTGGATCTTGCTAAAAACCACTGGATCAAACAAGCACATATTTTATTCTATATTAACAAAGATTGAGAAGACAGAAATTATCGGAAAGCACCCTCTCTTCAACAACTTCATAGATCTAAATGACGGATGGGTTTGTAGCCAGATCAGTAGCTTAACAGTTCATGATTTGAGCCAGTGGTTATCCATATACACCAAAGCGATGTCTATATTAGCTGTTCTCGCAGACGTCTGGCACTTTGACTTGTTGACCAACCCTCTAGAGTTGTTTCCGTGCAAGAAAGAGTTCTTATCATCATTATTGATTCTAATGGAAAATAAAGAACACACTTCATCATCTCTTCAGAACATAAGATATATGTACATGGAAATGGTTAAGCCCAAAGAAGTATTCTGCGATCCATTTAAGGTCATGACAAAATTTCCAGTGTTGATAAGGAGTAGGCTTCTAGTGTGGTTCATAAAGAACATCGATAAAGCATTTTCTAGAATGTTGACTAGTAGACCCCAAATCAGTAGAGGAGTGGAGACATCAGAAGATGATGATGATCAGCTATCGAGAGATGTTATTCCTGGACTATTATCAGTTTGCTCTCTAGAAGAACTTCCTTATTTTGAATGTGCTCTCAATCTTTCTTACTTAGGAACTTTTCACAACCCTGACAAAGGAGAAGAGATTCATGGATACTTGAAAATATTCTCAAAAGTGATAAAAGAAGAGTTGAACATGAGAGAGGACAAATTCAGATACAAATATTCAGGAACTTTTGAACCAATTAAAACAGATTGGTCAGTCTCACCTTCTGAATTCAGAAGTCATGAATTCAATCTAGAGCATTGTCTCATGATAGGAAAAGTTTTGAGAAAGCACTTCTTGTCAAAGGGCTTGTCAATTGAAAAAGTTAGAGAGGCTATCATAGATAAGCTGAAGAGCGTGAACTTTGTAGACTTAGCAACATTCAAAGCTTCTGCAAATGACGATGAATTCTCTTATGATGACGATCTAGACTATGATAACTACATTCAACCAAAAAGAAATAAAGCTCTAGCTGAAGTGCTCAAAATGCTCAAGGACCTTGATGAGGACATATCTTGCCCATTCTTGAGAATCAACAAATTAATGACAATGTTGATAGAAAGAGGAGGAATAGTAGCAAACTTATTCAAGAAGCAACAGTTGACTGGAGTAAGGGAGATATTTGTGTTGACCATGTTATCCAGAATCGTAGTTCACTTTTTAGAAAAAGTTAGCAGAACGTTGTGCGAATTATGTGACAATGAGTATCTGACAAAAGGTATAGAGAAAACTGGATCAACGATTGCTCACTATAGAAAAGTCAGACAGAAGAAAAGAACCGATGAAGAAACTATAACAGTCTCTGATTCAGCAGATGCAACTACATGGGCTCAGAAATTTATAATGCCAGTATTCTCATCTGTTTATAGCCAATTGCTGGACTCTGACGATCCTCTGCTTAAAGTTTTAAATTCTGTTTTTAATCTAATGACTGATAAGAGGTTAGAACTTCCAATGAGTCTCTTAGCTCTATTCAGGAAAAATCCTAGAGTGAGGAGTAGAGAAGACTCGTACATAAATGAGTTGAAAGAACAGTTTTTAGGGATCTCTGATCACTCTGATTTATTAGGAAAGAACTCAGTCTTAATGCACAACAGATCAAATTTCATGCAAGGAATTTTGCACTACACTTCCAGTCTAGTGCATTCAGGACATATGATGCTAATAACAGAGGTTATTGATTCTATGGCTAAATCTAATCTTCCCATGGATTGTAAGGTTGTCACTTCTACAAAAGTCTCATCTGATGACTCATCTAGAATGACCACCGTTATATATGATCCCAACACTGTCACAGCAAAAGAGCAGATGTTGATAAAAATATTCCTCTTGAACACTTCCGCTGTCTTAGAAGCATCTTATCCTTTATTTGGAGCAAAATTATCCTATGAGAAAAGCACTCTGATGGTTATGTGTGGTGTTGAGGAATTTAACTCTATGTGGACTGTGGTCAATACAGTAATGACTCCAAAAATCAAGTGGGCATTCTCATCTCAGATGTTGAAAATATCTACATCGTCCACAGAAAGACAAACTATTGACCATAATCTAATAAATGATCTTGTTTCAAATGGGTGCAGAAGAACAACAGCTCAGATAGCTGAGATAGGATGCATGCTAAATCATTATGACAGCATTGGAATGTGGACAACCAATCGAATGGTATGGAGTAGAGTTGTAGAAGGACTAATGGAACTCAAATCTCCAATGGTTTGGTTTTATCTACTTAGTCACCACATAATTGGAACTAGTCTAGGCTTTCAGCTAACAAGATACGTGAATTGTGTTGAATTCGAAGAATGCAGGAGGAGTGAATTTTTGTCCAGGAGAAACATATGTGCAGATAATATATCTGGTATCACTTTCGATTATCACACGACAATACCTATAGGATTTGGATTCAATTACAAAAAGTTCTTATCAGAGAATGGAATAATGAGCAACGAGGATATCGAGCAGAGACTTCAAGGTCAAGAGGATTTGTTGTTTAGACAAGCTGAGAATAGAGAAGAGTGTGTCATGAAGATACATCTGAAAGCTAGAAACCAAAGTGTTGCAAAAGCATTCTCATTTTCATCATCCTCAAAGCAACACAGTTTAGCAGCCTACATGATATCAAAGCCATCTATAACTTTAAGAACTGGGACCAACACTTATAAGATGAGTCTTCCAGCGATAATAGAAAACTACAAAATTTCCCTGTCAGACGAAGTGGAATTGTCTAAAGACATATTTCCTCAGAAACTGCTATATGATAGACTGCTTAACGAGTTGGAGAAAAGATCAACTCTTCCAAGTTACCAGAGATTGAGAAAGTATCTACTGAAGATTCGAGTGCCCAAGATGAATAGTGTTGCTCAAGTGCCTTTAACAAAGGTTGTCATGAAGAAGTGGTTCGGAATGGCAGTGAGATATCCAAAGTATCTTGTGGACTTGTCTTACAATAGGTACAAAGCTG